ATAAAAAGTCTCCAAAAGCATTAAATGCTTTTATCAATCCATTAACAACACCATTCACTAAAGCCATAGCCACACGGGGGATAGCCTTTATAAGTGATACGACGATACGCTCCAGGCCGCCTTTAAGCAGAAATTCATCCACGAAAGATATAGCTATCTCGGTTCCTGCAACGATCAAGCCTTCTACAATTGCTTCAATAATATCTGGCAAGTTCTCCATTATGACCATTATGATTTTAGGAATAGCCTTAAAAATCTCAGTCAATATTTTAGGTATTTCTTCAAAAAGCTTAGTGATAATTGCAGGCAGGGCTTGCATGAGCTGCTCGATCATTCTAGGCAATTCTTGGATAAGCCTTTGGATAATATCCGACAACGCCCCAATGATGCTAGGGATCGCATCAAGGATCGCTTGCGTGATTTGGGGCAAGCTATCCATAAGCGTGTCAAATATTTTAGGCAGGGCTTCCACAAGCATTTGGATAAGCTTAGGCAAAGCCTCTGCAATCTTTTGAATAAGACCAGGAAGCTCTTTTAGAAGCTTCTCAATTACAGCTGGGAGCTTCTCAATGAAGGATGAAACGATCTTATCAAGATTCTCAAATGCGCTTAAAAGCTGCTCTGGCATACTTGCAAAATCTGTGACTACCGATGCAAAGTCGTTTATAAACTGGCCCGATAACATATCCATAGATGTTTCAAAAGCACCCTCTATAGCATCGGCAACATCGCCAAGAGTGATCCTTGACATTGCATCAATTAAATATTCTCCGCCCGCTTTCATCGAGTCATATAAAAACCCGCCTGCATCCTTTAAGCCTTCTGTCACAGAAGCAAAATTAAAACCTTCAAACATTTTTGAGAAGTCAAAATTCTTTAAGTCTTCAAAGCTTGACTTGAAGTCGATATCGACAACAAAGCCTTTAACACTAGCAAGAGCTTTCTTTAGAGAATTACCTATATCCTTAAATCTAATTTCTCCTAATGAGAAACCAGCTCTTGCTTTTAATATTTCAAGCACAAGCTCCTTTTGTGCTTTCAAAGAATTAAGCATGTCTGTATTGCCGTAAAATTCTTTTGAAATTCTTAAAGATTCAAGGTTAAATCTTTCCTCAGCAATTCTTAATTGCTCATCTAATAAATCTAATCCTTCTAGTCCCATTTGAGATAATTCATCGCGAAGCTCGGAAGTTTGTTGAGCCATACGCTTTAAGTTTTCTTCAAGCTTCTTAGACTTTTCTAGCTCAGCTATTTGATTAATAAGCTCTAATCGCTTTTCTAAAACTAAAATAGCTTCTTTGTTACCTGAATCTTCAATTTTTTGGGCTGTTATTTTATCTTGTATTTCTTTCTTGAGCATCCCTTCTCGAAACTTCATTTGCTCAAATTCGCTTTTATTCATCAAAGATATTTGATCTTCAAGCTCTTTATTTTCCCTAGTCAATTCCTTAACCAGCTCTATTCTGTCAAAATCTAATTGTAGATCGCTTTTAGTCTTTACTAATTCTTTTTGTAAATCTATTTGAGCTTGAATTTCTTTTGTCAATATTCCTTCACTTTTTAATCGACTAGCCTGTAAATCAATACTTTGCAGCTCAAAGCTTAATGCGCTCTTTATTTGATCTAGCTTACCTTTTCCTATATCAAATATTTCTTTAGATAGACTTCTATTAGTATCTTGCAATTGCTCCAGGGCTGCTTTTATTTTATCCGCTGCTTCTTTAGAAGCATCCGCTGCATGGCTTAATCCTTTTGCACCGCGCTTGCCTGCCTTCTCGGCTTCTGTTCCAAAAATCATAGTCTCAAGTTTTGCTACTCGGCCTGCTTCTCCAAATGCCATAATATCAGAAGCCGAGGCAGACATGTTTTTAGATAGCTGAGACATTTGATCATCTAATGATGCCATTTGTTTATTCAAGGATTCAAGCTCAGACTCATCCGCAAAAGCCTTTTTGAATTCTAAAAAAGCCATTCTAAGCTTTACCACACCTGCAATTAATCCAGAGAATCCAATTTTATAAAGATCAATAAGAACCGCAAATAATCTTAGCAAACCATTCTTTATAAAATCGCCTATAGATGTATTGGCTTCTTTGATAGCCTTGGATGAATCACCTACAGAAGAAACTAAAGTCTTTATTGAATTAACAGCTTCTAACATTACTCGACTAATTGACTCTACTAAGTCTCTCAAAAAAGGTACTTCCTGAATAACTTCTTTTAGGGCAATACCCAAGGCTGCAACAGCCGCCGCAACAGCTATGACCTTGGCCGCTAAAACAGCTATTGGAATAAGAATGGCTCCTACTTTAGCCAAAACTGCCCCAAGTGCTAAGGTTATAGCCTTTAGAGCAACACCAACTTTAGCCAAAATACCAACCATTGACGCTGCCATGATCCGCGTCAAATTTAAGAAGGCTGCCGATAAAGAATTAACCGCCACAACATTAACACCAACAGCCGAACCCATTGCAGACATGGCATAGGTCACAAGTCCTGATACTGTGGCATTGGTTACGAGTAATGCGTTAAGAATACCAAAAGCAAAAATTGCAATATTAAGAGTGAAAATCCATTTTAGAATCGTGCCGACAATAATACCAACTACTGATAACATCTCCGCAGCATTGCCTATGAATTCTAAAAACGATGGATTTATTCTATTAAGAATTTGGAATAATTTTATTAGAACTTGATTCCATAAAATTACCAAGTCCATGCCACCAGCTATTTTTTGTAGAAAAGAATCAATTTCAGAAGATAACTTTTCTTGTGTCCCTGATAGCGAACTCATAGCTAAAGCAGATGCACCTACTAAAACATTAGTTTGATCTATTACCGCCGCATATCTTAATTGCTGCTTTGTTGCTTCTGTTGTCTGGCTTGTAACCTTACCGATCTCTTTAGCTAATTCTGTATGATTAAGAGCCGATTCAGAAAGGTCTATTCCTAAAGATAAAACAGCCTGCGAGTTACCAGCAAAGCCAGAAGCTAATGACGTGACTACCTCTAAAAGATTCTTTCCAGTAGAAGCCGAAAGATCCAAGCCCCTCGCTAGAATCTCTTGGTTTTGATCAAAGCTATATCCTAAAATATTTGATTCTTTAACCAGTAATGAAATTGATTTTTTTATATCTCCCATACTTGCAGTAGAAGCTTGAGAAGTTTCTTTAACTACATTATTCCATTGCTCCAAACTTCCAACAGCTTCCACACCGATAGATTCACTAAAATTACCTATTACAAATTCAAATTGTCTTAAATCAGCGCGTGACTTTTCAAACTTTATAGACAATTCATCCAAAACATTAAAAAGCCCTATGCTTAACTTTTGAATTAAAGTACCAATGCCAGTCACCAATCCTGATATAGCAAGAGAAAAAACACCGATTGCAATACTTGCAACCATGGCTATTTTTCCAGCCCAATTTAATATTCTATTTTCAGAATCTTTTAGAATAGATGCAAGAAGGCCCAAACCAAAACCAATTTTAGTAAGTGTATCGGTAAACCCAATTAAACCGCCAATAGGTAATTTAACATTTGCAAAAGTCTGTAATCCCTTAAAAGAATCTCCTACTACCTTAAAAGTAGATACAGTCCCATCACGAATAGTTTTTAAGCTATTCATAAACCCCACATTCATAGCCTGATTTACTGTGGCTATTTGTGGATTTAATTTTGATGCAAAATTAATAACCGTTATTCCAACCAAACCAGCAGCAACACTCTTTGCTGCTATTTCTAAAGCATCCATAGCCTTACTTATGAAGTTTAATTTAGAACCCCATTTATCAAGCTCGTTACCAACATTAAAACTTTCTAAGTCATTAGAAAATTCTGTTAATTTTTCAGACATATTTCTAATTGAATTAGCCTGTGTATCGAATCCTTTTAAATCAGCAAGGCCTGCAACAATATTTAAGACTCTTGTAAGTCTCTTTACACTTTCAGGGGAAGACATTTCTTTAAGAAGAAAAGAAAAGTTTTGAATCGTTAAAATAGCTCTATTAAAGCTATCAATTGCTGAACTTAATTTACTGAATGAAGCAGATAAAAGGCTAACATTTTGACTAGCTATTTTTGCATCTTGAGAAACACTTTTTAAGTTACTATCAGCCTGAACTAATGACTTAATATTTGAAGACAATACAGAATTTAAAAACTTCAAATTCTCATTAAGAACCTTTATACGATCCGATAAAGACCCTGAATCCGTTTCAGCGGATTTAAAACCTTTATCTTTGTATTCTGCTTCTACCGATATCTTGAAATCTTTCGTAATTGCCATTTATTTACCCTTTTTGCCTTTTGGGAAAAGAGCCTCTAAAACCTGTTTTGTGTAATCTCTAACGTCTGTCCATATCCTATTATATTGCCGCTCTTTCCAGCGAGCTAAGAAAATAGGAAAAGCCTCACAAAACATTTCAGATTGATCGTTTAAGGAACCCTTAGATGGTAGGATACCAGTTTCCAAAGCAATCCGACACTGGTCAAAAACCTCTGCAATATCTTCGTACCATGTTGCCTTGCCTGGACAAAAAGAATAGGAAAGACTGAAATCGTCCACTTTTCGTGGTCTACTAAAAGTGTCAAAGCCTGGCTCTGCACATCGCCGCTCTTTAGCCGTTGCAGGATTACGCTGGCAAAGGTCACAATTATATGTGGCCTTCACCTTATTATCTGCGAAATATAAATCAACTAAAGAGCTAATCAGTTTTTTACATTGGCTTTCGTGGCATTAAGAACGAGCTGCGTATATAGGTTAAATATCGCATCCACAACACCCATAGATTCTAAGTCACCGATTAAATCGTCATGCACCAGGCCGTCTTTGTCGCGCTTCAAAGTTAGACGATCGCCAAGAGGCACATACTCAGGGTTTTTAATTTCTTTCAAAACCGCCTTAGCTACTCGAAAGCTCCAGCTCCCCAATGCAATCTTAGGATTGCCGTCATCATCCTTGCCACCAATCATATTGTTTTTGATCGCCTGGGAATCTTTGCCCTTAATGTCAAAATTACACAAAAATACAGTAGGCTGTTTATCGTCTACAAAAAGTAATTTAGATACGTCGCCCGTCTTTGCGTACAAATCCCAGGGAGTTTTATCTTCCTCACCCTCAAAACATTGCGGGGACAATGAGTCATCATGCCTTGAAATCACCTCAACCGCTGAAATCTCTGCCTTGCGAATAACTTTTAAAGCCATAAAAATACCTCATAAATAAAAAAGCCTAGATAAGTGAATATCTAGGCTAAATGAGGAAACTTCAAACGAAAAATTATAAAAAGTCAACCTGGATCGGATCACGCGCACCTGGCACCGATTGATATAAGATACCTTCCATTGTCACAGGTACAGGGCCATTCTCAGGAACTTCGATCGGAGGAACCGCTGGAATCCATTTTGGTGCCCTTAAACGAAGATAGCGACCACTCGAAGCATTGCCAAGAACTATCTCAGGATCAGTGCCCAAGAAAGCAGCCGATTGCACCACTTCCGCAAAATTCTCTGTAGAATTTAAATCGAAGGTGGCACTCAAGGTCATGCTCAAACGATTACCTGCGATGTAACCATCGTTAGCGTCCGATCCAAAACAATTGTCTCGATCCGTGTGATCGTTCACAAAGCCAAGGCTAATATTCGTTAAGCATACCGCCGAGCTACTTTGAGAGAATTTGAAAGTACCCTCAAGGTCGGTATAGATCGCATCTGTACCGCTTTGCTGAACCGCTCCAGGATGCCATGGCACAATATAGCCGTCATCCGCAAGCGTGATTGCAGCACTCAAGGTCAAAGTATGAGTGTTTAGATCAACAGCATTGACGATCAAATCACCCGCCTGGCCTGCAACGATAGTCCGACCATCGGGGCTAACAGCCATGACACGCGAGAAAGCATCAAAACGCTTAGCCTGGCCCGCGTTCAAGATCGCCGAAGCCGAAGCTGTTATCACGCCGTTTGTCTGCGCAATGCCAGCTATATAACGCTTAGAACCCTTGCCAGACCATTCGCAAGTAGCGGGGCCGTCACCAGGGAACGTCAAAGTCATGTCTTTAACATAGCAGCCTGTGATATATTCGCCGAAAATTGTACCCACTCGAACCATGGAGAAATAGGTATTAGGCTGGCCTTGTGTGTAGCGGATACGAGTTGAAGCGGTTACTTCCTCAGTACCTAGCAAACTTTTCCACAACAATTTAACAGGATCATCAAGCGAGTCGCCCGCTGTACCTGCCATGTTTACATAAGTGCCTAAAGTCCATTCAAGCATCTTTTTAGCTTTAACCACGCCTGAATGATAACGACCCGAACGATGTGCATTGGATTCGATTGATTGACTGTATGTAGGCCCACCCGATGTGTAGAGCAAATGATCAGCGTCATTTGTCCCCACAGCTTCCACACCTGAATTAGCAATACCGATCTTAAGATCGTCTGCGACGTTATTAGTTAGACCATCAGTAACCACAACCGCCGAAGTTGTGCCTGTAGATTGCGAACGAATCACATACAAGCCGCCCGCGAACTCGCACCAAACTCTTGCATCTTGGCCCGCTGCAAGCAAAGCATCATTGATTTTAGTCTCAAGAGCCGCCGCAATTAATGCGCCTGTGTTGAGGCCTGCAACGACTAAAACAACAGTTACAAGAGTCCCACCATCTACAACTATCCTGAAAGTTGTATCGGTGCCGCCTGAAATATCGGTACTAGGAGCCGCTGCACTTGTGGAGCTTCCTTGTGTGCCAATAGCAGGTGGTGCAAAAGTTCTTGGTGAACTTTCAAGCTTCAAAAATACCGCGCCGTCAATGCCAAGCGCATAGCCTTGCTTGTCGCCTGCATAGATACCCGCGTAATCAACTTTTGACCTAAACTTAGCCATGATAAAACCTCATAGTTTTTAGAATGATTATTCGCGGTATTGAATAACTGTGTAACCATTAGCAGCAGCTTGGCCCTCGACCTTGATTAGTTTCAAGGTATCGCCTTTGCAT